ACCTTGACCTCATCGATTCGCTTACGCTTGAGGTTTACTTCCGCCGAATGCCCAACGACCAAGAAAGGCTCGAAGGGTTTTTGAAGGGTTGCGAGTTGAGGGATTACGTCCCTATCACTATCGAACGGGTCTTTCTTTGTAAACCGGGAGCGAGTAAAATCGACATTAGCGAGATTCACGCTTCAGGTTATCTCGATATTGATATGAAGAAAATCCGATACGACCTCGAAAACAGCATATTATGAAAGAGATTAAAGAAGACGTCCTCAAGATGTGGGATTGGGCAGAAGGTGAGTTTGATCCCGAAGAAGTCCACCGCCTGAAAACAGAAGTAGAGTTTGCAATCAATAACCTAAACCGATATATCAATGCAGAATTCAAACGAAAAGCAATGGGTAAGACCGATATGCGTTCGAAGTAGCGTAAACGTGAACCCCGCACCCACTTACGGAGAATGGGCGAAAGCCCTCCGAGATGAAGACGCAGAGTTGGAACGCCTCTGGAAAGACTTCAAGAATTCGATTATTAAAGCGAGAACTATTAACCCCAAAAACCAAAAATAATGGGACAATCTAAAATCAAGACCATTCAACCGAATGGCACTTATGAAGGCCGCAACGGTCTTATGTACAAGTTCGAAATTGAACTTGAAAACGGACAAGGCGGAGAGGTATCCGCAAAGAGTGAAGACCGTTGGAAAGTCGGCGACGAAGTAGAATTCGAAATCACCCCGAGCAAATGGGGCGATAAGATGAAACTCACGAAGCCGGGATTCCAACAAGGAGGCGGCTATAAAGATGATCCGGAGAAAACGAAACGAATCACCGCTTCTTGGGCGATAGGACTCGCTATTCAACAAACCTCAGACCCTCAAGAAATCTTGGAAGCGGCGGAGCATTTGATCAATATGCGGGACTCTTTAATCTCGAAGCTATGAGATACCAGAACACATGGACACAAGAGGAGGGACACAAACTTCTCGAATTAGTGAACCGCAATCTCTACCCTTCGGGGCAGGTGATGTGGCTGACCGTTCGAAAGGGAATCGGCTCGCATTCGCTTGGATCTTGCCAAACGCATTGGAACAGGACGGTTAAACAGTGGTGTAACTGGAACGGCTACAAATGGGTTTTAAAGCAACAAAACCTCTTCGATGTAGTTACCCCTCAACCGAAGAAAGATATTGCAAAGAAGACCCCTCAAAATGCGTCTACAAGGAAACGAGTAAAGGAATCGCGAGGGCTGAAGATTAAGAAGTCGTTTTTATGGGGTGCTTTTATTGTTGAACATTACAACTAAACGAAATGAGTAATTTGAACAACCTTTTTGGGAATGAATGGAGCGAATCAGAAGATCAAGCAATGCTTGACTTGATAAACCGATATCTTTCCCCTCGTATTCGTTGGGCTGAAATAAGCGAGAGCGAATTGATAGAAGGCCGAACCAAGATGGCTATGAAGGAACGAATGAAACGCTTGAATGAGTTTCTCGTTTTTGAGAATGAACGTTTCCAAATCGACATGAAATCTTATCAAGCTCATAAGGATTCTATCAATAAGATGAAACTCGAAGAGCAGAAAAAGAGAGAGGAAAAAGAAGCGATTCGTAATCAGAAGAAATCAATCCGAATTCCAGCGAACGCGATGGATTTAAGATGGGATTTCATGACTACAGCGGAATGCGCTGAATTGTTACGGGTAACACCGGCCACAATTAGGAGCATGGTTAAGAACAGCCGGCTGAAGGCAATCACCCTTGCAAGCTCGAAAACCATCCGGATTCCTCGGAGTGAAATCGAAAAACTCTTGAATCATGAATAATATTAAATTGTTTTTGATTCGGAACTACGATTCACTCGAGAAGGCTTCGCGATCAATCGGCGTAACATCGAACACCGTTCGGAATTGGTGTGGAAAGATGCCTCGCAATATGCTGAAGTACATTCCAGAGATTTCGAACACAAGCGGGGCGACCTACGCGGAAATCGTCGAAGAAGTTTTAATTTGCGAACGGGAGGGGCTGGAATAGCCCCTTCCCTTCAATCTTAAACAATGGAACGAGAATTCAAAGGGGTTTGGATCCCCAAAGAGGTTTGGTTAAATAATGAACTTTCACTTGTTGAAAAAGCCCTCCTCGCAGAGATAGACAGCTTTTCGGGAGATGGGAAAGCCTTCTACAAATCGAACGAAACGATTCAAGAAGAGTACAAAATCAGCCGCCCCACCATCTCGAAAGCACTCAAGAAACTCGAAGGTATGGGGTTTATTAAAGTGGAGTTCGATGGGCGAAAGAGGAAAGTAACCTATCAGGCAGACCGTAAAATATTTACGGGCAGAAGGAAAGAATTTTACGGGCAGACCGTAAAAAAGTTTCCTGCAGCCGGAAAGAATAGTACCTCTATTAATACAGTTAAAGAACATATTAAAGAACATTCTAAAGAAGAGGCGATCGTTCTCCCTTGGAATTCCGAACGATTCGCAGATATTTGGAAGGAATGGAAAGAAGACCGCAGAGAAAGGAAAATCAAGAAGTACACGCGGCGCGGAGAACTCGCCGCCTTGCATAAACTACACAACGAAACAAATGGAGACGAACAACAAGCAATCGAAGCAATCCAACTCGCTATCGCGAACCAGTGGCAAGGAATCTTCCCTCGACCAAAGAAGGCAGGAACAAGCGCACCGAACAGAGACCAGCTTGAAACGTATCTCAAGTACGGGACTCTTTAAAACGACTCCGGCGGAAGCGTGGCACGAAGGGACAAACATCCTCACCGCTTTACGCTGTTACCCGGAAGAGACGCGGGCGGAAGTGGTGAAGCTCATTAAAAAGACCGTCGATTTCATAGACGCGAAAAAGACCCTCACGAGCTTCGAAGATGTAGCCCTTTGCGCGGAAATGATATTCGAGATATTTCCCGTTTTGAAACTCGAAGAGTTGAGGTTAGTTTGCGACCGCATGAAACAAGGGCATTACGGCAAATTTTACGAGCGACTCAAAATCCAAGAGTTTCGGGAATGCATCCAGAAACACGAAGAGGAACGCGCCCCGATCCTCGAGGAGATGCATAAGCAAATTTACCGGGGTACGGACAACCCTACGAACATCCCTGAATACGACAAAGAAGCGGCTCACCTCGCTTGGAAACTGAAGAATAACCCCTTTTTAATACCCGGAAAGAATGACAACGACTGAAAAAATAGAAGACCTCATCGGCAAAGAATGCGTATACACTGCAGCAAAAAACATGATCCCTTGCCGAATCAAAAAAGTATTCGTACAAAGGGAATTGAAATGGCCTTATGAGTCCGATATATTACTTGAAATAGAACCCTTACACCGTAGCAAGGTAAATGAAGTTGACTTGGAAGAGATGCAACAAGGCGTAAAGATTCACGATCTATTGTCTATCGAATGGGAATAGCGAAAACGAAAGCGAAACTTGACTCCATCTTTTCGCAGTTCATCCGCTTGCGCGGATCTAACGATGAAGGGTGGGGGGAGTGCTTCACCTGCGGACGGTTGAGGTTTTGGAAGGAGGTTGATTGCGGGCACTTCATTACCCGCGCAAAACTTTCAACCCGCTGGCTCGAGTCCAATTGTCAATTTCAGTGCAAAAAATGTAACATGACAGGCGGTCAACAGTACGTTTTTTCTAAGCGTCTGGATGAGGTTTACGGCGAAGGGACAGCGGAAGGGATTCTTCTCAAAAGCAACCAAAATAAGAAATGGACTGTAGAAGAGTTAGAAGAGAAAGTCCGATATTACCGGCGGAAAGTAGATGAAATCAAAGCACAAAGAGGACTGGAATAACTTCCTCCGGAGGAATTATTTGAAACTTCGAACCATTGGGAAACGATGGACTCCGGATTCTTCCGACCTTGTGCACCACGTTTATTTGCGCTGTATAGATAAACCCTTCCCGGAAAACCCTCTCGGGTATTTCGTTAAGGCCATGTACAACGAAGCGACCCGAGGAAAATTTAAGGAACTCTATTCAACGACGGACAATGAACCAAAAGAACAAACAAGCGAAAGCGATTGGGCGAAAGCCATCCAACGAGAACAGATGCAACTGCTCCTCGACCGCCTGTCTTGGTTCGATCGTACCGTCTTCTCTTTGTACTTGCAAGGATGGAATATGGCTGACGTATCTCGACGGTCTGGCATTGGAGAGTCTACCTTATATCGAAGCTTACACCTCACCCGTAAAATTTTAAAAGATGTTCTTCGTAACGGGACAGAAAAGAAATGACCGCCTTGCCATTTGTCAGGCGTGCGAGCACTTCGTAGAATCCACGAAGAGTTGCGGCGACCTCGTAACGGAAGCCTTCAAAGACTCTAAACTTTGCGGCTGCCATATGCCCACGAAAACGCGGCTCAAAGTAGCCTCGTGTCCCCTCGGGAAATGGGAAGCCGAAATAAAAGAAAACGACCTCGAAGAGATTCGAAACCTCCTCGACAACCCACACAAAGCCACGAACGGAGACCTCGCCCGGCTGTATTCGAAAGCGACGGGAACGAATACCCGCCCTTCTCAATGCTCCTCGTGTAACCGCCGAATGTTTAACGAACTGAAAACCCTACTGAACGATGCCACTCCCAAAGCCTGAAAAAAACGAAAACCGCTACCAATTCATGCACCGCTGTATCAACAACGTAATTGTTAAAAGAGATTTCGAAGACCCCGAACAACGGATCGCCGTTTGTTCGAATATTTGGAAAGAAGAAACAGGACAATAACCAAACCAAAATGAGCTACACAAACGAAGAGCGCGAAGAAATCGCAAAGAACATCCGGGAGTATATGAAGCAACCGAAGACCGAGAAGTTTGAAGAAGTATCCTACTCCGGTATGAAAGTCCTCCACCGAAGAGAGCAAAATATGACATGGTACGACCGGGAATGGCTCGAAACCATCGCCCAAGACGTGGAGGGGAAAATCATTCACGGATGAATCATGGAAGCCTATTTTCAGGAATCGGAGGCTTTGACCTCGCCGCCGAATGGATGGGGTGGAAAAACCTCTTCAATTGCGAGTGGGAAGAATTCCCGCGCAAAGTCCTCAAGCATCACTTCCCAAACGCCGAACAGTATGGAGACATCAGAGAATTCAACGCGTCAAATTACGCTGGACGAATTGATATCCTTAGCGGGGGATTCCCTTGCCAACCATATTCCGTCGCAGGGAAACGACTTGGAAAAGAAGACGAACGCCATTTGTGGCCGGAGATGCTTAGAATTATTCGAGAGTGTTCACCGCGTTGGGTCGTGGGAGAGAACGTTCGCGGGCTTGTTAATTGGTCAGGAGGGTTGGTTTTCGAAGAGGTGTGCGTTGACCTGGAAGCTCGTGGGTACTCCGTTCAACCGTTTATTCTTCCAGCTTGCGCCGTCAACGCTCCCCACAGACGCGACCGAGTTTGGTTTGTTGCTCACGCCGACGACGAGCGAACAGGTGCAGGATTTGGACAAATTCAAAACGCGGATGGAGAAGTATCCCAACGGAACGACAATGCCGAATCTTGCCACTCAGGTCATTGGAATGCTCCCGACACCGACAACGAGAGATTACAAAGGAGCAAGGAGCGAAGAGGCTTTGGAGGCAGTAGGAAGAAACGAGACAAACAGCCTCCCCGACGCATTCGCACAAAGTGGGAAAACTTCCCAACTCAACCCCCGATTTGTGGCGGAGATGATGGGCTTCCCCGAGAATTGGACGGAATTACCTTTCCTAAGTGGAGAACCGAATCAATCAAAGCATACGGAAACGCAATAGTGCCTCAAGTGGCTTTGCGTATATTTGAAGCAATCCAAGAATATGAGATCAGCACGAAAAGCCCTCCTCCATGCGAAGAACTATCTCCTCATCACGGAAAATAGTCAAGTTATCCGATTACACATCGGAGAAGACCCCGCAACCCTCCTCCTCACGTTAGCCGTTAATAATGCAGAATTCCTCCACACCCTTGAGGCCGTCATCGTCCAAGCTCATGAAGCTCTCGGAGATCCGGGAGAACCCGAAGAACCCTCGATTAATTAAAGACGAGAACTTCCAGAAACTCGTTCGAAGCATTGAGGAATTCCCGGAGATGCTCGAAGCGCGTCCGATCGTAGTCAACCCGGATAATATCGTCCTCGGGGGTAATATGCGCTATAAAGCGTGCAAAGCGGCAGGACTTATTGAGGCACCCGTTTACGTCGCTTCGTGGGAAGAAGCCAAAGCGAACGCGTTCATCATTAAGGATAACGTCGGTTATGGGGAATGGGATTGGGATATTCTCGCGAATGAATGGGACGCAACCGAACTAAACGATTGGGGTCTTAACGTATGGGATCCACAAGAAGAGGAACAAGAGAAAGAGGAGAAACCAAAATGCGAACTCTGCGGTAAGTAATGGAAGCGATACAGACCCACAAATCCAACACCAAAAAAGAGGCTATGTTGGAAGCCCTTGAGAAGTCGCTCGGTATCGTATCGACCGCCGCGAAAATGGCAAGTATCGACCGCTCCACTCACTACGCTTGGATGAAGGCGGATGAGGAATACAAGAAAGCCGTTCACGCGATTGAAGAAAGCGTCCTCGACTTCGCAGAATCCCACCTCTATAAACTCGTGAAGGAAGGCAACCCGGCGGCAACCATTTTCATGCTCAAGACCCGAGGCAAGAAACGCGGGTATATCGAACGGCAAGAGATTGAAGTTCAAGAGAAGAAGCCGCTCTCATGGTTAGATGAATAAACTCCCCGCCACATATTACCACGTAAGGAACTCAAAGGCGAAGATTCAAGTCCACCAAGGCGGAACGCGATCGGGGAAAACGTACTCCATCCTCACGGCTTTAATCGAGCTATGTTACAAGAATACCGGCCTCGTAATTACGATATGCCGTAAGACGTTCCCCGCCCTTCGAGCGACGGCCATGCGGGACTTCTTCGAGATACTCAACCGGGAAGAGATTTATAACGCCGACCTCCATAACAAATCGGACGCTACCTACCACCTCGACGGAAACCTCGTCGAATTTATTTCGATCGACCAGCCTCAAAAGGTACGGGGAAGGAAACGGGACGTTCTCTTCGTCAATGAAGCGAATGAAATAAGCCTCGAAGATTGGCGGCAACTCCTCCTCAGAACGACCGGGAGAACCATAATCGACTATAACCCTTCAGACGAATTCCATTGGATCTATGACGAAGTTATCCCAAGAGAAGACGCGGACTTCTTCCAAACCACGTATAAAGACAACCCCTTCCTACCGCAAAGTGTTCTCGTGGAAATTGAGCGATTCCGAGAAGCGGACGAAAACTTCTGGAGGGTGTACGGCCTCGGAGAGCGAGGAGCATCCCGGGCGACTATCTTCACGCATTGGAAAGAAGTAGACCAAATACCTAACGAATTTAAACCCCTTCATTATGGAATTGATTTCGGATACACGAACGACCC